GACCGCAATTGCCAGTCTGCTGTTTGACAGCTTTGAGGTTCATAAAATATTAATTTTAGCCCCTCTGCGGGTGGCAAGAAATACATGGAGTGCTGAAATCGAAAAGTGGGACCACTTAAAAGAATTGAAATACAGTGTGGCAGTCGGTACGGCGGCAGAACGGATTGCGGCATTGAAAGCGGAGGCTGATATTTATATCATCAACCGTGAAAATGTGCAGTGGCTGATTGCTGAGAGCGGTATACCTTTTGACTTTGACATGGTGGTGATCGATGAGCTGTCATCCTTCAAGAACCACCAGACAAAGCGGTTCAAGGCACTGATGAAAGTAAGACCAAAAGTAAAACGTATCGTGGGGCTTACGGGAACACCGAGCAGCAACGGACTGATGGATTTATTTGCGGAGTTCCGCCTGCTAGATATGGGGGAACGACTTGGAAGATTTATTGGACAGTACCGCACCGCCTACTTCCAGCCAGACAAACGGAACGGGCAGATAATATTTTCCTACAAGCCTCTGCCGGGAGCGGAAAAGCAGATATACGATAGAATCTCCGACATCACGATTTCCATGAAATCTACTGACCATCTGCAGATGCCAAAGTTAATCAGCAGCGAGTATGAAGTACAGCTTTCAGACAAAGAACGTGAGAAATATGACGGCATGAAATCAGACCTGGTGTTGGAGCTGGCAGACGGAGAGATCACCGCCGCAAATGCCGCTTCTCTTTCGGGAAAGCTGAGTCAGATGGCAAACGGGGCAATATACAACGATAAGCAGGAAGTCATGGAGATACACAGCCGGAAACTGGACGCACTGGAGGATATTATTGAGAGCATGAACGGCAGGCCGCTTTTGGTAGCGTACTGGTTCAGGCATGACCTGGATAGGATTTCCGAAAGGCTTAATTCCCTGCATATCCCGTTTTCAAAGCTGGATACCACAGCAAGCATCAGGCGTTGGAACAGCGGAGAGCTTCCCGTTGCTTTGATACACCCTGCTAGTGCGGGACACGGGCTGAATCTCCAGAGCGGAGGTTCGGCGCTGGTATGGTTCGGGCTTACCTGGAGCTTGGAACTGTATCAGCAGACGGTGGCAAGGCTGTGGCGGCAGGGGCAGGAATCGGAAACCGTGGTGGTGCAGCACATCATCACGAAAGGCACCATAGACGAGCGGATCATGAAGGCATTATCCGAGAAGGACACCACGCAGGCCGCACTGATCGATGCGGTGAAAGCTGACCTGAAAATAAAAGCCAATCAATGACAATCTGAGCCAAATGATGAAAACCAGTGACAATCCGGGAACAGTAAAAATTTTCTTTTGGAGGTATCAGGTTATGGGAATCGCATGGAAGTACCTGGATAAGAAGTCGGCGGCGGCAGACGCGGTGAAGGACTACGGAAGCATGAAGTTCATCATTGAACACACGGACGATGAGATAAAGGCGGCATATGAAAAAATGGGCGGGATCAGCAGCCCGCAGTTTGACGGGATGCCACACGCACACAACCCCCATGCCGCAGAGGACAGGATGGCGGAGGGAATGGATGAGATCAGCGTCCTGCGGGAGCGGTACCGGCAGGCAATGGAATACATGGCGTGGTTCGTCCCGGCATGGGAGGAGCTTTCGGAGGACGACCGCTATGTGCTGGATGCGTTCTACAGCGAGGACAACGAATACGGCAGCAGCGCGGCGGAGGACGTGGCAGACTACTTCGGGATTGAACGGGCATCCGCATACCGGAGGAAGAACCGGGCCCTGGCAAAACTGACCACCCTGCTGTTCGGCAAACCATAATGTCCACTTTGTGAGATGATTTATCCGTTTGGGCGTGGTATGATGATAAGGTGAAAAAATGCCAAGAGGGCCTTCGCGGGAGCAACGGAATCCTGCGGGGGCTTTCTTTATGCCGTGAGGAGGTGAGGCAGATGCCAAGGAAACCGAAGAGGCCGTGTTCCTTCCCCGGCTGTCCGAAGCTGACAGAGGGACGGTTCTGTGAGGAGCATGAACGGCAGGAGAACCGCCGCTACGAGAAGTACGACCGTGACCCGGCTGTACGCCGTAGGTACGGGCGGGCGTGGAAGCGTATCCGTGACCGCTACGCAGCCAGGCACCCGTTCTGTGAGGAATGCCAGAAGAAGGGGCTGCTGCGGCCGGTGGAGGAGGTACACCACAGGCTGCCATTGGCAGAGGGCGGGACGCATGACGAGGGAAACCTTGTGTCGCTGTGCCAGCCGTGCCATGCGAGGATTCATGCGGAGCGCGGCGACCGCTGGAATAAGCGTTAGGTCATTGTGCGCAGGTCCCTTGTGAAGATTTCTGCCAGCCGGGAGGGGCGGTCGAAATCTCCACAAGGGACCCGCCGGGGAACGGGCGTGGGGTGTCACGCATAAAAACCGGAAATCAAACGGGGGATTGCCCCTGCAGGATTTTCCGTAAAATAAAGGCTTTTAAGGCGCTGCGGCGTTTGATTTCCGCAGCATTTTTTCAAAGAAAATCAAAGAAACGGGGTGGAAACGGTGGCAAAAGACGGCAGCGGGCGCGGCGGCGCAAGGCCGGGGGCGGGGCGGAAGCCCAAGGCGCTCACGGAGAAGATCAGCGAGGGGAAAACAGCGGAAGTGCTGATGGAGCCCGCCGAACTGGAGGGCGTGGATGTGCCGCCCGTGAAGGACTTCCTCAAGTCCCCGCAGAAGAGCGGGCGGGAGCTGGTGGCGGAGGAGGTTTTCAACGAAACGTATGCATGGCTGAAGGCGAGGGGATGTGAGAAGCTTGTCACCGTGCAGATGGTGGAGCAGTACGCCATGAGCGTGTCCCGGTGGATTCAGTGTGAGGAGATCGTGTCATCCACTGGCTTCCTTGCGAAGCACCCGACCACGGGTGCCGCCATCGCCTCCCCTTATGTTTCCATGAGCCAGTCCTATATGAAACAGACAAATTACTGCTGGATGCAGATATACCAGATTGTGAAGGAGAACTGCTCAGTGGAGTTCCAGGGGAACACGCCCCAGGATGACGTGATGGAACGGCTGCTCCGCGCAAGGAAGGGCATATAGGGATACCTAAAACTGCCGGACATACGGAAATTTTGTGCAAAGGTCTTGATTCTTCATCAGCAAGTGGTATACTGTAATGATTTAGCAAATTTTGCTAAGTGGGTGGGAGGACTGGGAATAAATGAGAAGGAGAACAAAACCATGCAGCATGACTTCCATTACATTTCTAAACATGACTCAAAGGTGCAGGAAGCCTATAAAGACATCCAGGCTATTCTCAGGGAGGCGCAGGACTTATTAAGGCCCAAGTTCACATTCAGGTTTGATGTTGTGGGCAGTTACAAAAGGAACATGATTACCTATGACAGCAAATCAAATGTGGGTTATGACTTTGATTTTAATATTGAGGTCAACGATGATGATGAAACATATAAGCCGAAGCAGCTAAAGAATATGCTCCAGAAGGCGATAGGCGCTGTCTGTGTAAAATACGGATATGATTACCCGGAGGATTCCACGCGCGTACTGACGATCAAGATGAAAAACAGGAGGGAATCCCGTATCCTACATAGCTGTGATTTCGCAATCGTGAATAATTACACTGATGAAGGATATGAGTGCCAGGAATATATCCACTTTGACAAGCAGCATGGGAACTACACATGGTGTGAACAGCCGGACGGATATTATATGCTGCCGGAAAAGATTGACTGGATCAAGGAAAACGGCTTGTGGGATGTCGAGATGCGGGACTTATACATCGAGAAGAAAAATAAGAACGATAATCTGGATGTGCATTCGAGGGCCGTTTTTGCTATGACTGTCTATGAAATATGCCAGAAGTCCAGGAGGACTATCGCAGGGAATACGCGGGGTGCGCAGACCGATACGCTGCCCTGGAGAGCCGGATGGACGGATTGAAGAAGGAGCGGGAGCGGAGGAAAATCCAGCATGACCTTTTCAGCGGCTTCCTTTCAGGGCTCAAGGAGGTGCGGGAGCTGCCGGTGGATTTCAGTGAAAATCTGTTCCACTGTTAGACCACAAATTATGTTTATCTATTACCGCAGGTTTGCGGCAAATTAAAATTTTCATATAAAAAATATTTCTATGTGAGTGTGATGTTTTTTACGTCACGCTGTTTTTGCTATTAAACCTTCATATTTTTGCTATTGAACCTTCATACTTATTGGTATATATTGGTGTATGGAATAGAAAAAGAGAAAGAACTAAACTCCCTGTTTTGCAAGATCATTTGTATAAAAAACATCCATGCAACTTCTCATGAATTCATGCTGTCGTATTCATGGAAAAATGAGATAAATGAAAGTGCTGTCTGGGTCGATCCGAGCCGGGTCTGTGTGGTGGAATATATGCCGAATATTTTGCAATCTCTCAGGCAGCCGGTGTTTAAAGGAGTTCGAGATGATATTCTTCCTGAAGAAGTA